AAGATAAAGGAAGTCCTGAAAATGGAAAGAGTTTATTATGCGATGCCAATAGGTACAGGATGGGGGAACTCAGGCGTACCGGACTTCCTGTGTTGTGTTAATGGACGATTCTTAGGGATCGAAGCGAAGGCAAACGGTAACAAACCTACCGAGTTGCAGAAGAAGAATCTGATGGATATTGAGTTGGGCGGGGGTTACACCGCAGTCATCAACGAGAACGCGTCAGATCTACAGTACCTTGTTGAGTTAATTAAACAGTTGAAGGAGTTGCGTCATGGATAAAGAATTGGAGTCTCTGCGGGATCTATATGCGGGGATGGCTATGCTCGGTCTGATAACAAAAGGTATCTACCGAGACCACATTGCCAGAGTCTCATTTGAGATCGCAGATTCCATGTTAGAAGCACGTACCGCGAAAGAAGGTATCGTGTCTGTTAAATCGCCTATTCCAGAAGGGGAATAAAGTGGCTACCAAAGTTAGTACTATTGCTCGCGCAGTTAAACTGCTCACGAAAGATCCGTTCATGTCGGTAGATGATTTCACTGCCAAGATGAAGGTCAACAAGACTTACGCGTACATCCTGCGTAGTAAGGCACGTGCGCTCATCCCGAAGGCATCCATTGAGGAGGCGGCAGGTAATATGGTTGCAGAGGACGCTCCTCCAATCACAATTACTACAGTTACTGTTCCACCTCAAGGTGAACTAAAAACTATGACGATCCCGGCGTTTACGGTCCCATCGTTTTTACGCGCAGACTCAGTTAATCACCCGCCGCACTACAAGGTTGGCGGGATAGAGACCATCGACTTTATCGAGGCGAAGGGACTGGATTACAACTTGGGCAACGTAGTGAAGTACGTCACTCGTGCGGATCACAAAGGGAATAAACTCCAAGATCTGGAGAAGGCCCGTTGGTATCTTGATCGAGCGATCAGCAATCACGCTGACGGACGCGATCTAGTTTAATCGACCGGGGGCATGGGTTCGCTCATGCCCCTTTTTTGTGACTGTACTAGCCACTATCTAATGTTTATAACTTTAGACTTTGAGACATTCTACGACTCGAAAATCAAGCTCGGGTTCAAGCATCAAACAACAGAGGAATACATACGTGACAAACGCTTTGAGGTGATTGGCGTCGGTGTCAAGTTTGACGGGGGGGAGGCCAAGTGGGTCACCGGGACCAAGGACAAGATCACTAAATATCTGTCCACCCTACCGTGGGACGATAGTACAGTCCTGTGCCACAACATGTTGTTCGATGGCGCTATCCTCAGTTGGATATACGGCATCAAGCCAAAGGCGTTGCGCGATACGTTGTGCATGGCGCGGGCGCTCCACGGCGTGGACGTTGGGGGTTCGCTTGCCTCACTAGCGTTGCGCTATGGGATCGGAGTTAAGGGTGACGAGGTTGTCGCTGCCGAGGGCAAGCGTAGGCTCGACTTCACCAAAGAAGAACTTGATCAATACGGGCGGTACTGCGTGAACGACGTAGACCTGACCTACAACCTGTGGAAATTATTGGCCGAAAACTTTCCACAGAAAGAATTAGATCTGATCGACATGACTATCCGCATGTTCACGGAGCCTGTGCTGACCGTGGACGATGCGATGCTTGACCATAGGCTACTGCAACTAGACTACGAACGAGTCATTATGTTTGGCAGGGTCTATCACGCACTTGGAGGAGAGGACACCCCGTTTAAACTTGAGGAAGTCCCCAAGAAGTTGCATAGCAACAAACAGTTCGCAGAGATTCTTCAGACGATGTTCGGCATCGACCCGCCGATGAAGATAAGCCCGACGACGGGCAAGCCTACGCTCGCGCTGGCGAAAAAGGACGAGGGCTTTCTTGCACTACTAGAACACGAGGACGAAGAAGTTCAGTTGTTGTGTTCGGTTAGGCTCAATACTAAGTCCACCCTTGAAGAGACAAGGTGTCAGAGATTCATTGATGTTGCCAAGCGCAATCGTGGGCGCATCCCCATACCTCTGAAATACTACGGGGCGCATACAGGCCGATGGTCGGGTACGGACAAGGTGAACTTCCAGAACCTTCCGTCAAGAGATAAAACCAAGAAGACACTCAAGAACGCTATCTGTCCGCCAGATGGGTACATGATCATCAACTGTGACTCTTCTCAGATTGAGGCGCGGATACTCGCGTGGCTGGCGGGTCAGGATGATGTAGTAAAACAATTTGCCAAGGGCGAGGATGTGTACTCAATCTTCGCAAGCGAGGTCTACGGCAAGCCCATCACCAAGGCCAATCCCGAAGAGCGGTTCGTCGGCAAGACTTGCATTCTAGGTCTGGGCTACGGTACAGGTGCGACTAAGTTGCAACACACATTAGCCACGGCGCAACCCATCAGCGTCAAACTAGACGAGGAAGAGTGCAAGCGGATCGTCAACATCTACCGCAAGAAGAACGACACCATCGTCAAGCTATGGCGTGAGGGTGACAAGATGCTAGAGGGTCTGTACACGTGGTCAGATGAAAGTTCGGAGTTCGACTATGGCGAGCATGGCGTGGTCAAGGTCGATAAAACTGGTATCAGGTTACCCAACGGTCTGTACATCCGTTACCCAGAATTAGATAAAAAAACGGACGAGGGCCAGACGCACTATGTCTACAAGTCACGCCGAGGTGAGATCCCACTATGGGGTGGATCGGTAGTTGAGAACGTAGTGCAAGCGTTGGCAAGAATAGTCGTGGGCGAACAGATGCTGGCTATTCAACGTCGCTATCGTGTCGTGTTGACCGTGCATGATGCGGCGGTGTGCGTAGTGCCAGAGGCTGAGAAGGACGAGGCGCTCGCGTACATCATGGAGTGCATGTCAACCCCTCCCGATTGGGGCAAAGATTTGCCGATTACCTGCGAAGCAAGTGTTGCACATAGCTACGGGGAGTGTTAATATGTCTACTTGCGCTTTACAAACGGAACCGAAATGAACTACACGTGGTCGTTCTCTTCTCTCAAAGATTATGTTAACTGTCCAAGGCAGTACCATGAGATAAAAGTATTAAAGCGGTTCCACAAGCGCCCCACGCCAGAAATGACCTACGGAAACGAGGTACATAAGGCGATAGAAAATTACGTCAAGGACGGGTCCGAGCTTGCCAAAAACTACCAGCAGTTCAAGTCTGTACTTGATGTGCTTGTAGACATGGAGGGGGAGAAGTTCCCCGAACATAAAATGGCTTTGGACCGCAACGGCGACGCCGCTCAATACTCAAAAGATTATTGGGTGAGAGGCATCGTTGATTTGCTGGTCATCAACGGTGACAAGGCGCACATCGTTGACTATAAAACGGGCAGTAACAAGTACGCTGACTCAAAACAATTAAAGCTGATGGCGCTGATGACGTTCGCGCACTTCCCAGAAGTTCAGCATATCAACGCGGCGTTGCTCTTCATCGTCAAAGAAAGTTTCTTGGAAGAAGAATACAAACGCGAGGACATCGACAAGTTGTGGAGTCATTTTGATGGCGATCTCACCCGCTTGCGTATCTCATACGAAGCAGACATTTGGAACCCAAACAAGACGCCATTGTGTGGATGGTGTCCCGTTACTACTTGTGAACACTACAAAGACCGGAGGTAAGCATGGACAAAGGCGAAGCGTGGCGCAAATGGTGGATGGAGAAACACGGCAAACACATGCCGATGGGTGGGTATCACCCGATGGAAGGGCACATCCACGATGCGTTCTCGGCGGGATGGGAAGCAGCTAAGGCCGATTGCTGTAACCACAATTGCAACGAAGGGCGAGACTGCCCTGAAAGGAAATAATATGGAAACGTATAGCGATAGGATGACAAACGCTTTGCTGTTAGCAGATAAATGTTGGGAAAGAGCTAACAAAATAGCCCCTGAATTTGTAGAGGAATACTTACGGATAGCGGAACAGACATTGCGTAATGTTCCTACTATCCGTGGCGAAGAGTTTAAGAAGATATGTGCTCAGAACGGATTGGGACGCCCCCCACAACTACATCCAAACGTGTGGGTATCAGGTGTGCGTGTACTGAAAAACTTAGGATGGATAAGAGCACTCTATCCCGTGCCGCCTATTGATCCGCACAACCACATGCCATCTGTAACGCTATGGCGAAGCAACGTGTATTGGGATACGTTGAAGGAAGGGCATGGATAAACCCGAACCGCCTAACTGCCAGCAGTGTCGGATACGCCCCGCTACCCACAAGGTTCCTATATCTAGTGGAGTGGGGTTCCGTTGGAAGTGCCAGACCTGCTATGAGCGAAAAGGATTAAGCGGATTCCGAACAAAGAAGTTACTAAGTGCAAGGGGAGAGAAATGAAATACTGCTGGTCCAAGAAACTGTATTACGTATGTTGTCGTTGGATTGATTACCCCAAAGGCGGCGGTCGAAACTTTATTGCAACTAAACATCTAGGCAGAGCGCGGTATTACGCCAAGCGTTTAAGGCTTAAAGAACGGCAAATTGATGTATGGGAAAAGGGTAAGAAAAAATATGTTTTGCAAGGGAGTTGGCTATGACTGACCGCAAACAGGAGCCGGTGGCGTGGGAACTGCGTGCAGGGAACCGTGTTTTGATTGAAATCACCAATAACCCACAAAAAGCGCATGACTGGAAAGCAAGTCTCAATGAAGTTGTTCCTCTTTATGCCGCCCCGCGACAGTGGGTCGGGTTGACTAAAGAAGAGGCAAAAGAAATTTCGCTGGCGAACCGTCCGTATGTCATAGACATGATAGCCGCGCTTGAGGCTAGGTTAAAGGAGAAGAACGGTGGATAAAAAA